AGGGGCTCATCGGGATCCAGCGTGATGCCGATTGAGAACAGCACGTAGCGCAGGTCTTTGAAGGATCGGCAGCCGAGCTTCTCCAACTTGGTGTAGAGGGCATCCTCGTCGGCGAGGTCAGCCTCAGTGGGCATCTAGATGATCTTCGGGGGGTTGTACTTGATCACCGTCGAGCGCTCCACATCGGCGAACCTGAGCATCATTAGCGCGTACCTTGAGGCGCTGATAGTATCGTCGCGCTCTTTCACAACCTTTCCATCCTTACGATGGTACATGCGGCGCTCCTCGAGCCATGTGCCGCAGGTCGAGAACACCTTCCACCGGCCGGTGCGCATCCGGTCGAGCATATCCATCAGGCCCGCCTCGACGCTGTTGGAGCCGTCCTCAAAAGTGGCTTTGGAGGGAAGAAAGCCCATGCCCTGCGCGCGGTACTGACTCGCTAGGTTCTCGCCGGCGGCCACGTCATTGAGCCCGTCGTGCGGCCACGCCCATGGCAGCCAGGCGCCCCACATCCGCATTGCCGCAGCGTGGAAGACCGGCGTCTGCTCCCGCTGCCGATAGTCGGCCACGAGGTAGACCACGTCGTTGTCGCGGTCCCAGGCGAGGCGGACACAACTTGTCGGATGGTCCCAGCCGAAGTCTATGCCGCCGATCTGCGGCCAGTGGCGGGGGATCGGCTTCGGCTCACAGGTAATGTTCTCTTCCAACACGGGGAAGATCAGGCCGGATCCCAATGTCGGGATGCCGAGGGTTCGGGCTTCCCGTTCATGGGCCGGGTAGCTGTCGATGATACGCTGGCGTTCCTGCGGGCTGTAGTGCAGGGCGTCGGCGATCGTCATGGTGACGCGGGCTCGATCGGGGCTGTCCTCGAGGAAGAAGCGGGCGACGACGGCCGACATGCCCTTCAGGGGGGTGAACGTCTGGTAGACCATGCCGCCGGTGGCGTTGGTGCGGGTAATGCCTTCGAAGTAGACGTCCTCGGGCGGCTCTTCGTCGAACCAGACGACGTGCACTGTGTTGGCCTGCCATTTGGAGCGGCCCTGATCGTATGACTTCAGGTAGAGCGTGGAGAGGCCGCCCGACGCGTGCTTGACGGTGACGGTGTCGAGTGCGTTGGAGACGCCCATACGCCGTGTACGGGCTTGTATGGCGGATTGGGGGATAAACCCCGTCCCCCAGTTCTCTTCTTGGTCGGGTGGGCCGACAAGAAGGCGCTGGACGCCGTCTCGGGTAAGCTCGGCGCTTTCGGATCCAGCGATGGCGATGATCGGGTGTTCGAAGCGTCGGCCGGTCCACCAGTCGGGGTAGGTGCCGGTGAGGTGCATAGAAAGCTCAGCGGCGCCTGCCACTGTCTTCCCCAATTGGTTACCTGCCACGAAGAGGCGTTCACGGACAGAGAGGGCATGGAACTCTAACTGCTTGGGATAGGGGGCATAGTGTTTGAGTTTGTTAGTGGCTCGTCGATCCTGGATCGTGCGTTCGAACATCGTCAGTGTCGGCAAGACGCTCTCTGAGGGCAGCGATTGCGCCCATGATCGATTCATCGTCAAGGTCATTGAGTTTGTCCGTCACGTCGGCGCTCATAGCTATGGGCTTACCGTAGGCGCGGTCAAGCAGGGAGTTGGCTGCGGTGATGGCGACGCGTTCATCCGGGCTCTTCAAGGCTTTGGTGAGAACCTCGACGCATTTGCCGGCCTGTTCCTTGGCTAGGGCAGCGATGCCTTTGGGGCGGCCGGAGGGGTTTCCGGACTGTCCTGGTTGCCAGGGGGTGAGGCCGCGGGTTCTGTCGGACATTGATGTCACTCTGTCCCCAGTGTCAGGACGTCGTAGAGTTTTGCCTGTTTGCGACGTTTCACTGGACTGGTCCTGCTTGAGAGCGTGACGCGCTGCAACACCTGAAGCCGTCCCTCAAATGCCACCTTACACCGAGGAGGTGAGGCGGGCGGCACCGACTGCGGATTGCAAGCCTTCCATACGCGTCACGCCCGTTGGCCTAAGCGTCTCAAGGTTAGCACTGTTAGCGGTTCGGTCAAAACAATTTCATCGATTGTAGGGCGAGTTGCGGATTTCGCGTCGGCGGTCGGCTTGCTCGATGACTGCTTCAAGGCCCTGCCATGCCTCGCGCTCGCTGTCGAAGGGGCCGATGTTCATTTCACCACAGAGCGTCACCCACCAGTTGCCATGCTTCTGCTGGACGTCGAAGTCGGTGAGCCTGTAGCGATTTTCCGTGAGTTCGCGTCGAAGTTTCTCGGGGTTGGCTTTGGTTGGCATTTTAGAGCACCGTTTTGTGGGGCGGGTGGGTTTGCCGGGGGGTGCCACGGTGGTGGGCCTCGCCGTCCTCTTCGGCCTCTTCGGCGATGGAGGCGGCTTCGTACATCAGGCAGAGCGGACAGACATCGTATGCCTCAGCGAGTGCGAAGCAGGCCTCAGTGAGGGCGATGACGGCCTTGCCGAAGCGGGTGGCTTCATCATCGGTGGTCATAGACATCTCCTGAGAGTCGGATGTGTTCGCAGACGCAGGCGTGGAGGCGCTCGCAGAAGTCACGGCTCATGACGTCCGCATGGTCGAGGCGGATGGCGGCGTCGATCATGGCGAGCAGCATGTGGGCTTCGGCGTTGTTTTCGAAGGTGCGCTCGAGGCGGATCATGGCGCGGGTGCGATCGTGGGGGTTGGTCATAGCGGCACCGAGATGGCTTCGGGTGGAAGCAGGAAGAGGATCAGGAGCACGAGCACGGCGAAGGTGAACAGTGCGCCGCTGATGAACAGTTTGATGGGGCGTGGGTCGCTCACGAGCGGATCCCTTCGAACCGTGCTAGTGTGTGGGTCTCCAACGAGGGACTGGCCATGATCTCCGCGCTCTTCACGTTGCTCATCTACTTGGTAATCCTTGGCATTTTGTATTGGGCTGTAGATTTCGCAATTGCGAACATTCCGATCCAGGAGCCGATCGCGCGGTTTATCCGGATTATCCTGGTGGTGATTTTCGCGCTCATCCTGATTTCGCTGCTGCTCGGGTTGATCGGTGTGGCGCCGGGCATTGATCTTCCGCGGCTACGCTAGAGGGCCTGCAGGTTGATGGCGACGGCGAGCCGCTCGACCTCGTCGTAGAGTGTGCGCACATTGTCGGTACGGGTTTTCCAGGACGTAGAGGCGTCGTAGAACGTCCTGTAGGTGTGGCCGCTGGGTTTATCGAGCCGAGGGGCCAAACGCGTCATACGGCGCTCTACGTCGCGCAGAAGGTCCATCAGTTCGACATACTGCTGGAGAACCTCGCGGGCGGCCTTGCGATCGAGCTTCGGGGCAATGAGGGTGTCGCTCATGATGATTTCAGTTCCATAATATCCGCGAATTTGATGGGGTGCTCACTCTTCTGGGACAATGTGACCTCCTTGCTGCCCGACGAACGCCACAGCCCTTTCAGGCCACGCTGTGATGGCATCTAGCGCCGATTGGTCGACCGGCATGCTCCTTGCCTTGCCCGGATAGAACCGACTGCCGTTGACGACCTTCTCGTTGATCGCCACCAGCAGGGCCTTCCGAGTCTGGCACCATGACCGCGCTTGCCAGTTTTCGCCCCCGCGCTGTTCGAGCAGCCACTGCGCCGGTGGGTAGGGGGCAATCCGGACACGCCAGCGGTCGTTGAGTTGGATCCCGCTCATTTGAAGGTCACCCCCTCGCCGTGTTTCCATTCGAAAGCGCAGCAGTCGGCATCGTCGGTGATGATGACGCGGCGGGTGATGCCCATGCGGGCGCCGACCGAGTGGCAGTAGTGGTGCGCGGCCGTGACGGCCTCTTTGGCGCCGACATTGCGGCGGACGTATTCCTGCGTGCCGTCCTCGAGGAACTGCACGACGTTGAAGGTTTCGCTGCTCATGAGTTCGACTCCGCCTGCCAGTCGAACAACTCACTCCAGTACTCGACCTCCGGCAGCAGCCGGTCGAGTTCGTCCTCCGAGACCTGGCTGAGAACCTTCACCCGCTCCCGCAGGGAATGGTTCGGCGACGGATGAGCGCGGAGGTAAGTGGCGAGCTCGTAAGCGTGTTCCTCGCGCTGTTTCTGGTCGTCGTCGTAGGGGTGGGTCTGGTCCAT